GTAGCCGCTTATCGCGCCTACTACCATTCAAAAACCTTTGCCGCCTGGAACCGGGGACGCCCCGCGCCCAGCTGGTGGGAGCCCAACCATGAATAAGCCCACTCCGCAAGAACTCGAGCAGCTGGATCGCCTAGCTCGCAAGCACCACGAGCAACTCCACTTTCTGAGGCATTCGCCCAGAGGTCAGAGGAACCTGGCATTTGAGGAGAACTCTCCCCTGGCCACTCCCCCTGGAGAAGCCATTCTCGGGACTATCATATTCTTCCTGTTCGTCGCGGTCCTGGCACTCGCCCCATGGTGGATGGTGATCTAAAATGGAACAGGCTGTCGGGCATTTCGCGGACGTACCGCTTGACGAGGCCTGGGTCGAGCAGATCTTTGCTGCTGTCTCGGCACACCATGACGTGGAAAACTAAGCACTACATCCCACATGGAGAAGCACGTGAGATCGAGAGAAGAGATTTCGAAATCTGACCTTCAGCGTGAGCGCTATGAGCGCTACCTTCGCTTCGGTGCAATGCCAGAGCGAACCCGGCCTGCCGATACAGTCGAAGAACGGGTCGTCGCATCCAAAGCGAAACGAGAAGCAGCGCAGCGGATCGGAAACAAACCACCCCGATAGGCTCTGCCACCAACCTTCCTGACGGGAAGGCCACGGTCTTAGCGCATTATTATGCGATCCCCACGCTGATCGAGGAGGTGCGGATGAGAGGGGGATCTTTCCACGCCTGGGACCAAGCTCGGGCGCTTACTTACAAATACCAAGAGTGGGAGTTAGCTATGAAACGGGGTATCCTACACCGATCGAAGCTGGAGGAGTTCAAGGAGTGGCTTACCGCTCAGAACATCCCCACGCGCCCTGGAAAGGGTCAATGGCAGCTGTTCCAGATCTCCACTCCAGAGCATGGGTGGCAGGTAGTGTTTGATAACAACAACCCGGAACACCTGTCTATGAATGAGAAGCTCGTTCCGATCGTGGAAGCGTTTATTGCAACTCGCGCTGATCCCATAATCGAGTACGCGACCGGACGACTGCCCAGCCGAGTGGGCGTATATGACTGCCGAGTCCTCGATCTCAACACACCCCACCTGCTTCGAGACCTCTTTCTAATGTATATGGAAGGGCAATGGTGCTATCCATGGTCTGGAGAGAAGTACCGAGGTGAAGTCAAGGGGTGGATTGGTCCCCTGCAACGAAGGATTTGACCGTGTGCACTCGTCGACCTCGGCCTAGGCATCGACCCCCCAGACTGTGGATGCGAGCGTATTACTACAACCCCCGGCTGTTTGAACGGACTTTTGTAGGGCTGATCCTGTTCTTCATTCTATATTACTTCTGGGATTAACCATGCTAGATCAGGCACAAATCGAGGGTTTTAAGGATGGATCGAAGGAGCCCATGAGGGGAGAAATAGCCCCGGTGCAAAAGGAGAATCAAATGACCATCAACATCAAAGAACTGCGCCGACTGGCGCAAGCGGCCTTGACTGGACCTGATGGGGCTAGCCTGAACTGGCTTAAACTCCTGCAAGATTTCCAGAAAGAAGCCAACCCCGCAGTGATCAATGAGCTTCTCGACCGCCTCGAATTGGCGGAATCTAGGCAAGCCACTTATAAGAAAGCGTTCGAAATTTCGGAAAACACTGCCCGCGACCTGACAGAGAAGGTAATCCCTAACATCCGAAATCAACTGGAGGCCGCGGAGAAAGATATTGCCCTGAAGGAAAGGATTATTGATTCCATCGGATCAATACTAACCAAGGTAGTGAACGAGCGCGACGAACTGCGCGCCAAGATCGAGGCGATGGAGCAGCAGAAGCCGGTTGCGTGGCGAACCTTCAACGGTGAGGGTGGCTACGGTAGTCGTAGCTACGCGGACAACGAGAACTATCAGCTTGGGTGGAGCGCACGAGACCCGAACCATGTGGGGGTGGTTGAATTGCTCTATCTCGCCCCCGGCGCAAAAGGAGAATAAAATGTGGCAGCCAATTGAAACTGCGCCAAAAGATCAGTTCCTGTTGCTGTGTGGCCTTTCTGGATACACGACAACTCCGATGATAGTTACGACGGGGCGCATGTGCAGCGACTATCACGCTGGCCGGTGGATTGATCACGCAAATGATGATCTTACTGAATGGGGTTTCGAGCCGACACACTGGATGCCACTTGTCCTGCCCGGCGCACAGCCCAAACTAGACGAGATCAAAATCGCTTTGCATCGAGCACTTGAGCTTGGTAAGCGAGAAACTTGGACTGGCACTAGGAAGTACCGCTCACGGGAGGATCAGCGCGAAGAACAGCAATGCTGGGACAAGGTGTGGACGTTGCTAGGCGCAAAAGGAGAATGAAATGATGGATATTGTTGAACGCCTAAATGACAGCCTTAGCGCTGGCTATAGCGAGCTGCGGAAAGAAGCTGCAGTAGAAATCGTGCGGCTTCGTGCCGAGGTTGAGGCGGCTGAGAAAGAGGTCGCACACATCAAGGAGGTAGAGTTCCCCAGAAAGGCGCGCGCTGTGGCGGCTGGGTGGGAAACGAAGTGCGCCCGGCTCGAACAAGAGCGCGACGCCCTGCGCGCTAAGGTATCCGACTCGGCAATTAACGTTGAATATCTTGGCAACCTGAAAAAAAGTTACGAAGAGTTGATCGAGGAACTTCAAGATGAGCGCGACCGGCTGCGCGCCAAGGTTGAGGCAATGGAGCAGCAGGAGCCACCCCGCGGTTGGTGGGACGACTTGATCGCAGACATTTCGGCTATCGACTGCATGTATCGGGGTAGTCCGATTTATGCCCACGATGCTTACTGGATGCGTGATCGCGTGATGTGGACGCTTAAGCAACGTAGAGACTCCACTCCCGGAGTAAAAGGAGAATGAAATGAAACTCAGCGAGAAGATCCAAGAGGCACTGCGTCAACAGCAAGAAATTAACCTCAGCGACCCGGCAGTGCAAAAGCGACTCGCGGCGCAGTGGGGGTATGTGCCTGCTGACGCACAGCCCGCGCCAAGTTTCGCGGACGCCTACCATGGCGCGATGGAAGAAGTCGCGATTTGGAAAAGGCGCGCGCTTGAAGCGGAAGACCTGAACCGGAAGTTCATCGCTGAAATCAATGGCCCAATGCACATGGGAGAGCAAGCACAGCCCGCGCCGAGCATCCCCGAAGGCTGGAAGCCTGTTCCGATTGAGGTAATTTATCTGTACAGCATCATGTGCGCGGCGTTCGTTCCTATGACGCCACAGCAGGAGGAGATCGCGCTTCAACTTGACCTTGCCAAACGCGCAATGCTCGCAGTCGCCCCGGAGTTCAAGCCATGAGTGAACGCGACATCAAACGTTGGCAAGACACGATTACCCCACGAGACAAGGCCCCGCATCCCTGGACGATTGGAAGCGGAGGGTCGTGGGACATGATGGAAGTACAACCCATCCCAGACGCCATGCTTGCCGAGCTGGCGCAGCGCTACCAGTACGCCGGAACCCCTTGGAACTGTAGAAGCATGCCGCTCAGCGAGTCCGACCGCGAGTACATGTACATGCTCTACTACGGGATGCAAGGCTTGGTGGCACGGCTGCGGCTGGCAGAGAAGGAGCGCGACTTTGCGAAAACAGAGATTGCTCGCCTTCATGACGACATCCGCGAACTGACGGACGTGCGCGTGCTGGATGAGGAAGACCGGGATCGTCGCGTGGCGGCAAGGCACCTCAGCAAAGCCCGCGCCGAGCGCGCCCTGCGCGCTGAACTCGATGCGCTGAAGGCTTGGAAGGAAGAGGTCGAGAGGCAGGAGCCGGTTGGCGAAATTCAACGCGCCAATTCCACAGGGAACTACATTTGTTCAGAAGTTTGGGTACCTCTGCCTGTGGGGTCGAAGCTCTACGCCCTACCCGGCGCACAGCCCGCGCCGAGCGTGCCGGAAGGCTTTAGCCGGGAAGATCTTGAGGCAGTGGCTGATGGTCTGGATGGCTATGAAAAAACGGTCAATGTCGGCAACGTCACAGGCGAGGGTGATGACCATCTGGAATCCACAACTGCATATGCCGCTCGGTTCATTCGCACCATGCTCGCAGCAGCACCGGAGGCCAAACTATGAATCCAATCGACGGCGGACCGGCGTTTCCTATCGGTAGCGGAGATATGCGCGACCCATTCGGCATGACCCTGCGCGACTATTTCGCAGCGAAGGCTATGCAGGGATTGCTTGCGCAGTCGCTCGGCACAGCACTAGAAAGTGACCCCATCCTCGGTGCTCAGTACGCCTACCGCGTTGCCGACGCTATGCTCGCTGTACGTAGGGAGACTAAGCGATGACAAGAGACGACATTATCCGCATGGCACGGGAGCAAGGCTTGCCAGAGACGGCAACCGAGGGGGTTTTTATCGTCAACGCGGACGATCTAGGCCGGATGCTCCGCCGCTACGCGCTCTGCGACAATCAGCCGGTGCAGCGTTTTGTTGGGCGCCGAAACGCCCAGGAACGGGAACCAGCAATGCAAGACGCGCTGATGAAGTTTGACCCCGCGACCGGCGAAGAAAGGCCGTACCCAAGCCACGCAACCCAATGGCGCAACTGGCACGGGATTGCTGCATGGCTTTTCGATCCGTGGACGGGAAAGCGGCGCAACGCATATGACGTGGGCAGCGACGTGTACGGGCTGCTGATTGCGCCCGCTGGGACACTCGGGATGGACATGGGCGGCGGTTGCTCTACGACGACTGAAGGAGTGATGAAACGACAACTGGAGGAATCGAAATGACCATCGACACCAACGAGCTGCGGAAAGACAAGCGCCCGCAGAGTTCAACCATTGTTCATGCACTGCTCGACCGCCTCGAGGCGGCTGAGTCCGAATGCCTCGAGCAAGCCCGCCTGAACGGCATGGGCGCATCGCGTGAGGCAGCTCTGATGGCGAAGCTGGAGGCGGCGGAGAAATCCGACGCCGAAAGCATTGCGATGTACCGCAAAGCGAGGGATGAGCGCGACGAGCTGCGTGCCAAGGTCGAGCGCATGGAGCGGCAGGGGCCAGTAGAGTGGCAAACCCGAACTAGACCGGCATGGAACGACGGGACGTGGGGGCCGTGGCGCAAGTGCAGCGAGGAGTACGCGGAAGACATCAAAAAGACGCCCTTGCTTCACGACTGGCTTTACGAGGCCCGCGCTCTCTACGCCCTCCCCGGCGCAAAAGGAGAAGAGAAATGAGTACCGAATTCACGCGCGAAGACCGTTACATCGTTTTCAAGTTATCAGATGTTGAAAGATACTTGACAGATGCTGACAGGGCACACCTTGCGATGATGAAGAATGAGATTGACGCTGGGCGAGACTGCGCTAATAAGCCCCCGTTTAAAGGGCTTATCGTCGAGTCCGACTGGCCCGAATACGAGCCGACGTGGAAAGCAATCGAGGCCCGCGTTACCGGCGCACAGCCCGCGCCGAGCGTACTTGAAGGCTATAAACTCGTGCCGATTGAGCCAACGCCGACAATGATCACAGCAGCTCTTGAATCCAGCCATGCGATCAACGCACACCGAGCTGAACACTGCTATCGAGCCATGCTCGCAGCAGCACCGGAGGCCAAGCCATGACAGACCACGCCCACGAACTGCGTCGCTACGCCCGCAAGATCGCCCACCCTGCCGGAGACGTGCCCGCCGTGATGCTTGCGGCTGCGGACGAAATCGAGCGGCTGGCCGCGAGGCTCGAAGCGGCTGAGAAATCCGACGCCGAGTCGCTGACGATGTACCGCAAAGCGAGGGATGAGCGCGACGCCCTGCGCGCCAAGATCGAAGCGGCTGAGAGGGAGCGCGACGAGTGCAATCGCCGCCGACTGGAGGCAGCGGATCATTTTGCTGCGCAGACCGCGCTGATGAAAGAGAAGTACGACGATCTGCGCGCAGACGCGCTCGCAATCCGAGCGCGAGCACAGGAGGCCTAGATGACACTGCTAACCCACGCCCACCTCCTCGACCGCTACGGCCCGCTCCTCACCGAAGCACAACTCGGCGAAGTGCTGCACCTCGCGCCTGGCACGCTGCGCAACCAGCGGCGCACGCTCGGAATCCCCGTCATCCTCCGCGGCAAGACTCCGCTGTTCGCGGCGCAGGACGTGGCCGACTACCTGGAGCGGATCAGGACAGCCGCTCGGGCGGCGTGAATTTTCTTGACTCTCTCCTGTATAGTGTGTATTATGCAAACACGGTGATCGCAGGGGCGGCACCACAAACCGGAGAAGAATCATGACGCTTCACACCGAAACAATGGATGGCCGCCTCGTGGTGGTCGACACCGAGGGCGGCGTGTGGTGGCCGCTCGAGGAGGCCGCGGCAGAGATTGAGGCCGCCGAGGACCCCGCGCAAGCGGCGGTCGAGATGTCCCAGGCCGCGCCAATGCGCGGCGTGTGGAAACAATGAGCCTTGGCCGTCAGACACGCGACGGCGTGGCCGTCCGGCGCGTCCAGGTGATGCTGGACGAAGAGACGGTTGAGCGCGCAAAGGCGCTCGGGAGCGGGAACCTCAGCATGGGCGTAAGGAAGGCAGTCAAGGAGGCAGTCATGGGCAAGTACATCATCCACGAGCTTCAGAACCTCGAAAGCGTCAGGAAGGGCGACATCTACGAAGGCACACTCCAGGGTGCAAAAGCCAAGGCGACGAGGGATCAGGTATGGCAAGGAACCGTCCTGAAGATCACCGACGAGGAAGGTCGAGCGGTTGCGATCAAGGACCAGCAGACCGGCGCCTGGTATAGCCCGGAGGATTGAGGCACCAACCCCGCTTCGGCGGGGTTTTTTATTTCACCGCCTTCCGCGCCACGTCCGCCGGATCGAGATTGACGTACCGATCGAGGTGCTGTGACGAGGCATGCCCCGTCACGACCCGCACCTCGTGCGCCGACCACCCCGCCTCGATCAGCCGGCTTGCCGCCTCATGGCGCAGGTCGTGCCAGTGCAAATCCGGGATCGACAGCGCACGGCACGCCTCCAGCCAGTACTTCGAGAGCAGCGCCTCACCGAACGGGAAGATCTCCGCCCGGGTTCCGCGCGGCTGCCGCTGGATCACCTCCAGCGCGTCGCCCACCAGCGGCACCCACTGATCGTTGCCGTCCTTGCGCCGCGGGTCTTTCCGGTCGCGCACCAGCACCAGTCGCCGCGCCGCATCTACATCCTCCCACCGGATGCGCAGCAACTCGCCGCGGCGCAGCGCAGTCTGTACCGCCACGTCGATCATGTCCGGCATCACCGCCCACAGCGCCGACCGATGCGCCGCCTGGCGCGCATACTCCGCGATCCGGTCGAGCTCGTCATCGGTCGGTCGGCGCTCGCGCTTGCCACCCCCGCCGATCAGCCCCAGGTGGTGCAGCGTCGGGCGTGCCGCTCCAACCACATCCGGCACCGCCAGCCCGAGCACCGCCGCGGTGTGCCGCAGCACCGTCCCCAGGCGGCCCACGTCCGTGTTGATCGTGTAAGGACCGGCGCCCTCGGCGCGCCGATCCTGCGCGTACTGCACCAAGTCGCCTACGGTCAGCGCCTCCGCGCGCTTCTGCCCCAGGCCGGCATCGAGCAGGCGCAGCTGATAGTGCTCGTTTGCCGTGTCCGCGATCGGCCGGCCCGAACGCGCGCGCAAGTCTCGGTACGCCTGGATCACCTCCGCGACCGTGACCACCGCCCGCGGCCGGTGCGTGCCGGCATCCATCGCGCCCTCGATTTGCCGAGCCCATGCCACGGCCTCGGCTTTGCTCGAAAACGTCTTGCTGATAGACTTTTCGCCCACGCGACGGACCTGCGCCCGCCACTTTCCGCGCTGTTTGATGATCGTCGCCATGCTGCCCCGCTGCGTGCACCCGATGTGCAAAATGAGTGCACTGTGCCGTGCATCTGAGCGCGGGAGTGTGCAGCAGCATGCAGCAGGCCGGCAAGCGGAAAAGCAGCGACGCCGGCACGGGTCGCGCCGTTGCTGGAAGTGCGCTAGAATGCGGTCCCCGAGTCCTCGTCATAGTTCAGCGGGAAGAATGCATTGCTGAAAGCCGCGCGGTTGCGCGGCTTTTGCGTTTCTGCGTGCACTTTTGCGTGCACCCGCATCACCCCGCATACGGATATTCAGCATCGCCGATTGGCGCA